CTTACAATTAGAGCAATGCGTACAAACCAAATCGAGCTGCCGTCTTTCACGAACTTTATATTCCTGACTAACAGAGCAGACGCAGTCAAAATAGAAGACAGCGACAGACGATACAACGTAGCGCCACGTCAAGAACAAAAGATAGAACACGTACATCCAGAGCTCTTAGATAACCTGTCCGCACTAGAACCTGAACTATATATTATTGCAGGTGTATTAGAAAAGTTTAAAGTTGACCAACGTATGGCTCATACAGCATTAGAAAACGATGCAAAGAAAGAAATGAAAGAAGTATCTATGTCAGTGTTAGAAGAATTTGCAAACGCAATACGTACACGCAACTTAGAATATTTTACAGAAGTGTTAGATATACCGCTTACAAATACATTTGACGCTGGTGGTATAAGTACGGCGCAAAGATACCTAAAAGATTGGTTAGCTAACGCTGAAGAAGAACAAATCATACCACTAGCTCACTTTAAGATTGTGTATGACGCACTTACAGACAGTCGTAATACTTTGTCACAAAGAGACTTTTCTAAACGTATGTCACGACTAAATATAAAGACTGCACGTAAACGTGTAAGCAAGGACCGTGACGCTAAGATACCACGTGGAGTTGTATTAACTTGGAAAATAGACAATAATGTTCGAGAAGAACTTATAAAAGAACACTTTGACGAAAGGGATTTAAACTTATTAGATAATGGACAATCTAACGCAACCCAATCGTCCAGACCTAATCTCAACGGTTGAGGTCACGGAGGACGTAGAACTAGGCCTGGTACCTGCATGGTCTTACTCGGCTTTAAAAACCTTCGAAACCTGCGCATACAGAACTTACATAGCTAAAGTAAAACGTATTAAAGAAGACTATGGTCCAGCCGCAGAACGCGGTACTCGGATACACGATGAGGCTGAAAGATTCGTAAGACACGAACTAGGTGACGAAGTACCCGATTCACTCAGAAAATTTTCACAAAATTTTTTGGAGCTAAAACAACTTTTTGCAGATGGAAAAGTCCAAACTGAAGGAGAATGGGGGTTTACCCTATCCTGGGAACCGACAGGTTGGATTTCTCCTGACACTTGGGCACGTGTAAAGTTAGACGCTCTAGTGTCAGAGACAGATACATCAGCTCGTGTTATAGATTACAAGACAGGTAAACAAGCAGGCAATGAGATCGCGCACAGTCAACAAGCATTGATCTATGCCATAGCTACCTTCTTTATGTTCCCTGATTTAGAAATAGTAAACACAGAAATGTGGTATCTAGATCATGGAACTACGATGGAGCAAACGTATACGCGAGATGAAGCTATGGTTTTTATGCCCAAGCTACATGAGCGAGCAGTTGCTATGACTACTGCGACTAAGTTCCCTCCAAATCCATCTACCTATAACTGTAGGTGGTGTTCCTTTGGCAAGGGACCAGAACCCCATTGTGAATGGGCTAGTTCTTAGTTATAATAAAGCATTACATATAGCGTTCACCCAATAAACACCGAACGCAATGGTGGAGAAAGATGATTGATAATAATATACCTGCGCCTTACGCGCACCAAGAAGTTACTACTAACTTCATAGTCAAAACAAAAACATGTATGATCACGTCCGACCCAGGTACGGGTAAGACACGTGCAGTACTAGACGCCCATGTTATACTTGGTGGTAAGACATTAGTCTTGGCGCCACTCTCTATATTAGAAGCGGCGTGGGGGGAGGACATACGTAAGTTCCAACCCCATATAAAATATGGAGTAGCTTATGCAAAAAATCGTGCAAAAATATTTGAAGATGATACAAACGAAATGGTCATCACTAATTTCGAAGCTGTCAACTTCTTACAAAAAAATCCACAGTATTGTAAGCAGTTCGATACAATCGTTATTGATGAGTTTACCGCTTTTAAAAATCGGGAAGCCAAACGTAGTAAAAATCTCAACAAAATTATCTCATATTTTACTAATAGGATTGCCATGTCTGGTACTCCTAATAGTAATACTATTCTAGATATCTGGCATCCAGCGCTTCTCATTGATGGTGGGAAGCGACTGGGCACTAGGTTCTACGCCTTCAGACATCAAGCTTGTACGCCACGGTTCAATGGTTTTGCTAACGAATGGATAGACAAACCAGGTATAGAAGAAGCCGTAGCTAACAAACTGTCAGATATATCTATACGTTACGCACTGTCAGACTGTATTGATTTACCAGATAAAATTGTACGTACAATCAATACAAAGCTAACACCTAACATACAGAAACAATACAAGACGTTGGCCGATGAGTCGGTCTTGTATACTAAATCAGGTACAGTCAATGCAATCAACGCTGCTGCTCGTGTCAAGAAGTTGCTTCAACTTGTAACGGGCGCAGTGTATGACGAAGACGGTGTGGTCCAATTTGTACACCAAGAAAGATACGACATTGTTATGACACTTGTCGGACAACGGGCCCACAGCCTCGTAGCATTCAACTGGAAACACGAACGTGACGCACTAGTAGAACTAGCTAACAAAGAAGGTATTTCATACGAGGTCATAGATGGTTCGGTACCTGCTGAACGAAGAAAAGATATAGTATCTAGATACCAAGCTGGGCATTTCAAAGTCCTGTTCTGTCATCCACAGTCAGCCGGCCACGGTCTTACACTGACAAAAGCTAACACAATCATATGGTGTTCACCTACATATAACGCTGAGCACTACCAACAATTCAATCAGCGTATATACAGAGCAGGCCAAACACAAAAGACTGAGACAATTTTGATCCAAGCGAGAGGCACTTGGGAACCTGAGGTATACAAAAAACTCAATACCAAGTTAGGCCGTATGGAAAACTTATTACATATCTTAAAGGAGGTATCATGAAAAAACTAAACGATTTACTTGTAGAAGTGGCAAAGATAAGAGGCGAAATAAAAACTGTGCAAGCAGAAGAGAAGTCTCTTAAAAGCCAACAACGCGAGTTAGAAAGTCAAATATCTATTAGAATGCAAGAGCAAGGGCTCGATAAAATTTCTAATGATGTTTGTACAATCTCACTTAAAAATGAGATTGTGCCTACTGTAGAAGATTGGGATCAGCTACACGAGCACATAACAGACACTGGTCAGTTTGAGCTCTTGCAAAAGCGTGTATCCGCAACCGCCTACAGAGAACTTATAGCAGCTGGTATGGACGTACCAGGTGTTAAAAGTACGGAGTTGACCAGAATTAATTTCAGGTCAACGTAATATAAATATTAGATTAAAAAAGGAGAAGCTTCAATATGTCTAATGATATTAGTATAGTAACGAGTGAGGTGCCAGCTCACGTTAAAAAAGGCAGTAATCTCGGTAATGAGAATGTTACCGCAGAGCACTTATCTACCCCTCGTATAAAACAACTGCAACAGTTGTCTAACGAGATAGATGAGAACCACAGTGAACACATTGAGGGCGTCAAGGTTGGCGACTTCATCAACACTGTAACCAAAGAAAACTACGGACAAGAGTTGTACGTAGTCAACACTCACTTCAAAGAAGAGTTTGTCGTATGGAGACAGCTTGAGAAAGGTGGTGGTCTTATAGGTACTTTCAACTCTAACGCAGAAGCATTAGAGCACTTAGAGAACGAAGGTCTCAAAGTAGAAGACTATGACATCAACCGAACTCAGACTCACACTCTACTTAAAGTCGACGAAAAGACTGGAGAGATTGCTGACATACCGTTCTTGTTTGATTGTTCAATATCCAAACTTAAAGTATCAAGAGAGTGGAATACTCAATTGATGAAGTTAGGTGGAGATAGGTTTGCTTCTTTATGGAAGCTATCCTCTGTACAAACTGCAAACAAAGCAGGACAGAGATTTATGAACATATCTGTATCTAATGTAGGTTGGTTAAAAGAATCTGCATATGAGTTAGCTAAAACTTTCTACGAGAATACTTTCGCTAAAACTTCCTAGGTGTAGAAGTGCGTACGGCTGCGACATAAACTGTCGTAGCCAAGTACGTATGTTATACTCTAGGAGTGCGTGAAAAGGAGTTCATAAATAAAGTGCACAAGCACTTGCCTAAGGAGATTTATCGTTGGAAGATAAACGATCCTTACCACGGCGGCGTTCCTGACACATATTACGCAGGTAGTACTGGCTTTTGTTTTATTGAATACAAATACCAAGACACACTACCAAGAAGAGATACTTCTAAAATACAAATACATTTGTCTACACAACAACGACTCTGGTTAAAACAACAACACGATTTTAATATTCCCGTGTACGTTGTGCTAGGTTCGCAAGACCGTGTGTACACAACACAAGACTTTGATCTGCCCCACATTACATTAAAAGAATTTAAAAAGAAAAGCATATCGTTTACAGAATATATGCAAAACCTAACTAACATACTCATAGGAGGTAAAAATGACGGATTATGTTAACTCACCACCCCACTATAATACTGGGAACATCGAATGCATTGACGCAATAGAAGAAAGTATGACACCTGAAGGTTTCAAATGTTATTTAAAAGGTAACATTCAGAAGTACATTTGGCGTTATGAGAACAAAAAAGGACTCCAAGATGTGCTAAAAGCTGAATGGTACCTAAAAAGACTGATAAAAACACTCGAAAAAGAAGAATCGTCAGCAGACGCACGTACAAGCCCGCCAGGAGCTTTTGGATAGTTTTGGACTTAAGGCCTTACTTACCCTCACAAAATGCGTTAGACGCGATTCTGTGAGGTCATTTTTTCCCAGAACGACGATTTCTGGGGAAAGAACGGTTTTTTGACCTATCTTGAAGAACTAAATTACTTTTTCTATGATTCATTGGGTTTCCGTCTACATGATGGATATCAATACGATCTCCTTTGCGCACTCTACCCTCTTTCAAAGCTTGACGTCTAACCTTATTTCTCATTGCACGACGTTTCTTTTGTTCAGGCGACTTATGATAACGTTCGTATTCTTGTTTGTAGTTACGTGGCATTTATATAGTATACACCTTCAAAGCTTTTGCTTTGCCTTTTACTTTTATTTCTCGTACAAAGCTAGCTTCCACACCAGGTGGTAACTTTTTGTACGTACTTTCTCCAATTAATATATCTACCCCTGCTTCTTTAGTTGCACTCTCTAGTCGTGCAGCTGTATTAACTGCGTCCCCTATTGCTGAATAAT